ACCACTTTTCAAAAAAGTGGTGCAAAACATTTGGATCCACCTTACCACTTTTCAAAAAAGTGGTGCAAAACTTTGGCTCCACCTTTTCTAAAGGTGGAAATTGAAGAGCCCTTTTGATTTTACTGTTTTTTTGTGTTTACGTTTTTTATTTTTAACTGTTTTTGGTTGGTTTGTTTTTTTAAACTTTTTAGGTTTGATTTCTTTAATAGTTTTTGGTTGTTTGTTGCTTTCCTTATTACTTTCTTTTAAAAATTCCGGTTTATAATTCAAAAACCATTCTTCGTACTCTCTTGTACCTTTTTTCGTTTTAAGCTCTTTAAATTTGACTGCTTTTTCGGCACGCATTTCTTCAATAGAATCTTGATGACCATAACAGATAATACTAAAACGTTTTAATAATCCTTTTTGTTGCAATCTGTTTTTTTGTTGAACATCAAAAAGAAATTTTGACATACATAAAATTCTTTCAGAGAATTCATTATAATAATCGCGATTTGTATATAAAAAAGACAAATAAAAACTTAACATAGTGTCTATGGTAGCTATTTTGACAGCTTTACCATGAATTTTAATAATATTATAACTATGACATGCGATTGGTTTATAAATAAATGCAATTGTATCATTTCCTATTCTCACTTCATAGTGCTCTGGTATAATTTCACCAATCGGGTTATGAAAAATAACCTTGGTTTTATGAATACCAATATCTTTTAATCTTTCTTCAACTATTTCAGCTGTCGTTTTAGGATCATGTGATATTACATCAAAATCAGCTACCTTTTCTACTTTTTTCCGTAAATGTTTTGGCATATATTGTGAGTAGAGAGAAATAGCATATCCGCCAAAAAATACTACTCCTTGATTTATTAATGTATTTCTTACATTATCATAAATCTCATCTTCATCTGTTTGATTACCCATTTCTCTTTGAAAATCAATTTTATCGCAATCAATGCTTGTTAACGGATAATGTTTATTTAACAATGTTAAACGTTTTAAAACCTTTTCCCATCTTGATATATCTCCTGCAGGTCTGGAAAGTTCCAAATACATTGACATTCTTAGAAAATTTGGCGGTGCATACAGTATTCCAGATACTCTAATAGAGTCTTTTTTCAATGCATTGTATATTTCTTTAGGAATTTGTGTTAAATCCGCGACAGGTATAAAATTGACAAACACTTTATAAGTACCGTAGTGTTGTCCGGATTTTGCTTCAACATCAGTATAACCATTTTTATAATATAAATCTGCTAATTCTTTTGCATCGCTTAAAGCATCTGGTGTGAAGAAATCATAATCGGGTATTTCAACATCTTTATTATAAAACTGGTCTTCTTCTGGTAATATATTATTGATTGCAGTACCTCCATAGCAAATCAAATTTTTAATTTTGATAAAATTTTCAACAATGCCAATCATATTTTGAATTTCGTCTGAGTTAACAATACGTTTTCCTATCTTTTCTTCGGCATTATCAATTGCCATACGTAATATTGCTAATTCACAATCTTGAAAAGTTAAACCTTTACATACATTTTTTGTAGGCTGGTTATTTTCCTTCATATTTTATTTATCCTATATTTACTTGATAAATAAAATTGATTAATATATAAAAATAGATAATTATTTCAATTATATGAAAATGAATAATATAACACAAATAGAATTAATTAAAGAACATTGTTTAAAAAATCGCATTAAAAATGAATACAAAGAATTGACTAATATTTATACCATAAATAACAAGTATGAAATATTTATATCATATGATCCTATAATAAGTCAAGTAATGATTACGTTGATTGAAAAAAACAATAATAATGAATACACTTTCATTGTTGATAGAAAATATCCTTTTCATCCACCTAGATTTCATTTTAATAACCAACCTTATTCACATTATTTAAAATTATCATCACAACGATTCACAGAATATTTAAAAAAATTTACGAATAAGGCTTGTTTATGTTGTTCATCATTATCTTGTAAATATAATTGGTCTCCTGCTATTAAATTAAAAATGTTTATAGATGAATTAAATATAATAAGACAGCATAAACGAAATATAGTGTATAAAATATTAGCCGAAAAGGTAAAAGACAAATATTTAATAGATGACATTGATTTAGATTCATTTTTATTTCCATCAATATTTTCATAAGAGTTAGTTATTTGATGAATAACTTACATTCCAGTTATTATCTACATTTACTTCAATTTTTGTTGCATTTTCCGGCAATTTTTCTGTTTGAATTGTTGTTTCTGGATGATATAAGATTGAATAATCATCACAACTCTTGTATAACATTTTAAAATATTGAATTAATTCATCTTCACTACAATCAGTCATACTATAACATTTCATTTCGGAAAAATTATGTTCATCTAGTATGCTGCATAATTTTTCACTGTCTTCTTTGTTATCTAATAAAATAAAATCATTTGTTTTGTCTTGATACAATGTTTTCAAGTTTTTCAAATTATTATAAAAACTATTTACTCCTAATATACAATATTGTTTTTTATAATTCAAATTGATTACACTATTACAATATTTATATTCATAATTTTTTCGCTTCCATATTTGACTATTATGATACCTATAATTTTCGTCTTCATATGCGTTTCTTTGTTTCATGAAATTATCTATGTTATAATGTTCATAACAACGTATATTTAAATTCCATATAATTCTATTAATTTCTGAATTTCTTATTAATGAAAAGTTATTATTATTATTATTCATATACTGAATATAACCCAATTTGTGAAGTTTGGCCATTTTGCTTTTTACTGCTGTTCTAATCAATACTTCATAATCGTCCAAAATAGGTAAATATTCACAAAAATTTCCCATATCCATCAAAGTTTTTCTCCTCCAAATTCGCGGATGATTCGGTACACTTACAATATGGTTTAAGGTAATATTATTGATATTCGGCGTCATTGATACAAATACCCATTTATTTCTTATTTTTTGCCTATAATAACCGGAATATCCTAATGCATAAAAATCTCCATATCTATAATTGTTTCCGTCTTCATATATGTTTATAAAATCCATATAAACAAATCCTATGTCACTGTCTTTTTCAAATATGGTTGTAGCATCAGATAAAACATATGGCAATATTTCATCGTCGTGATCCATTTCTAACACATATTTCCCGCGACATAATGAAATCGCCTCATTTTTAACATTACCTATGTTGCCATTATTTTCACTACGCTTATATAAACGTATTCTTTTATCATTTTTAAAATTATCTCTTAAAAAGATAAAGTGTTCGTCATTGGGCGAATCGTCCAATATTACCCATTCCCAATCTCTTAAAGTCTGTAGTTTAATACTATCATATGCGCGTATTATCTTATTATAAGAATTGTAACATGTGGTAAATAATGAAAAAACTGGACATTGTTCTACTTTTGGCGTAACGCAAGAATCTAAATAACAATAATTGACACCATTATTAAAATTATCAATATTGGTGTCATTTAATGTTTTGTAATGAATCCATCTTCTTCTCATTCTATCTACTATGACTTCGTTTACATCTTTATGATAAATAGTTTCATCTTCACCAAAAGTTACTAATAAATGGTAATTTGAATCGTATAATTTGTTTAATTCTTCTTTATTATTGATAATAAAAATTGAACATAATAATCTATCCTTATTTGAGTTTAAAAATTCATCAATGTATGAATACTTGTCGTATCTAAAAAACAAAATATATGGGTATTTCATTGAATTATATTATAATTTATTTTTAAATTGTATTTATTACAAATATTAATTCTACCTTTATCCACCTTTAGAAAAGGTGGAGCCAAACGTTTGCTCTACTTTTTTGAAAAGTAGAAAGGTTGTTTTTGCTCTACTTTTCAAAAAATGTTTGGCTCCACCTTTTCTAAAGGTGGATAAAGGTGGAATTAGTATTTAAAATTATAATAATCGCTTTTAGCAGTTCTAGTTTGATAAGAATATGCTGGGTTTTGCGGCGTTGGCGCAGCAATTGTAACTTGATGATATCTTAGATTTTCTGGTTTTAATACAAAAGCATAACCTCCTTCATCAAAAAAAATCGCATTTTCTTTCAAAAAGTTGTCTACATGTTGATATCGCATAGCCACCATTTGACATCCTGCTGCTCTACATAAAATACCGCTTGGATTACTTGGATTTGCACCAACATCCGGATAGACAATCGTCATACATCTTTGATTAAACTGTTCTAATTCATTAATGTCAGGCGTATTTTTAACATCGTAATAAGATAAAGCCCGCATAAACACTGAATTACTTGTCATATTCACGTATTCCATAAAATCTTTATTTTCCAAATACGAATTGTTTGATTTATCAACAATCAAAATAACTTTATTCATAAAAGATGTCAACGGTTGTGATGCTATATTTTTACCATTATTTTCGTAACTGTAATTCTTACCAAGCATGATTGTATCATAAGATTTAAATATTTTTGCCAAATTATTATATATAGCTTGTTCATTACTTTTAATTCTTAAATGAATAATTAAAGGATCTGTAGGATTTGGAACAGTCCCTCCAGAAAATGCATAATTACTTATTACACTCATTACTTCACTGAAATTAACGCTATTAAATGTCTCTTTCACATAATAATTTTTAGAATTATAACTACTAGTTGATACAACTGGTACATTATTAACGTTATAAATTTCAAAATCTAAACAACGTACTCCTTGTTTAAGAATACTTTTCAATATGCAAACATCTACGTAATCATTTTGATAACTTCCGCCACTACAGGCATTGAAAGCGGTTTTAATGTAATAATCATACAAATTTCCGCTGCAATCGCTTATGTTCGGTGAAATCGCTTTTATGTATCCATCTATTGAAGGATACAGCATATTCAAATAATTACATTCTTTAGATCCAAGTCTATTTAAGTAAATCATATAGGAGATATAGGAAATTACTATAATTAATATAAGTGCTAAAATTATATAAGAAGCAAAATCTTCGTTCATATTATATATAGTATTTAAGTTCAAATTTTGATTTGACATACTTAATATAATATATTATTTAAAAATAAATAAATATATATATTAATTACTAATAATATTATATTATGGCAGGTGGATTATTAAATTTAGTATCAAGTGGACAACAAAACGTAATATTAAATGGTAATCCTTCAAAAACTTTTTGGAAAGCTGCTTATTTAAAGTATACTAATTTTGGTATGCAAAAATTTAGAATAGATTTTGAAGGAAGCACAACCTTGCGATTGGCAGAATCATCTACATTTCAATTTAAAGTTCCAAGATATGCTGATTTATTAATGGATACATACATAGTTTTAGATTTACCATCTATATGGAGTCCAATTTTACCTCCTCAAGAAATTATTAATCCTGATGGAACAATATCATACACTGATTGGGCTCCCTATGAATTCAAATGGATTGATTATATTGGAGCAATGATGATTGAAAATATAACAATTAATTGCGGCAATCAAAAATTACAGGAATATTCCGGCTCTTACATATTAAATATGTCGCGTAGAGATTTTAGTGCTGAAAAATTGAAATTGTTTTATGAAATGATTGGGCACGTCCCTGATTTAGTAGATCCTGCAAGTGCAAACAGTCGTGTAAATTCATATCCTAGTACCTATTATACGGAAAATATTGCTGGTGCAGAGCCATCTATAAGAGGAAGACAACTTTATATTCCTTTAAACTCATGGTTCACATTAAAAACCCAAATGGCATTCCCTTTGGTATCGTTACAATATAATGAATTACAAATTTACGTAACAATTAGACCTATTAATGAATTATTCAAAATTAGAGATGTCTTTGATTCAGTAAACAACTTCCCCTATGTGGCTCCCAATTTTAATCAATATCAAAACCAAATGTATAGGTTTTTACAAACGCCGCCTGACATAGAATTAGGTATTAATTCTTATTTAGATCAACGTTCCGTATGGTTTCCAAATATACATTTAATGTCAACATATTGTTTTCTCTCAAATGATGAATCGCGCATATTTGCAAAAAATGAACAAAAGTATGTATTTAAACAAGTCAATGAAAAAGTGTTCTATAACGTTACAGGACCCAATAAAGTGGATTTGGATTCACTTGGTTTGATTTCAAGTTGGATGTTTTATTTTCAAAGAAGTGATGTAAATCTACGCAATGAATGGACAAATTATACTAATTGGCCATATAATTATCTACCATCGGATGTCAATCCTGCACCGACTTATGGGAATTATACTTTGAGTGATGGTACAACAATCGGTCCCGGTGTTAACCCTGACGGACGTTTAACTGGTTACATGACTTCAGGAACTTTTACGATGCAAAATATAAAACAAATATTAATTGGTATGGGTATTTTATTAGATGGGCAATATAGAGAAAATATTTTAGATGCTGGTGTATTTAATTATATAGAGAAATATACTAGAACAACTGGTGCTGCTCCCGAAGGGTTGTATTGTTATAATTTTTGTTTAAACACGTCGCCGTTTGATCTTCAACCCTCTGGTGCTATTAATATGAATCGTTTTACCCAAGTGCAATTGGATTTTACAACAACTATTCCTGCATTGGATCCTTTGGCGCAAGTGTTGACAATTTGTGATCCTGAATCCGGCGATATTGTAGGAATAAATAAACCCACATGGAGAATTTACGAATACAATTACAATTTATATGTTATGGAAGAACGTATAAATATGGTAGTATTTGTTGGTGGTAATGCGGGTTTGATGTATGCTACCTAGCAACTTTTATAAAAAGTTGCGCAAAATCTCTTGATATTTGGTTTGCTCTACTTTTTGAAAAGTAGATTTTTGGTTTTATCTTTTTCTAAAAGGTAACAGATTTTTGCTCTAACTTTTTGAAAAGTATAAAGGCTAAAGGTGTGCCCAAATCGTTTGAGTATAAATAAAATGGCAAAATAAAACCAAAAGAATAACAATATAAACATCAAAAACAATAATAATATATTTATTATTATTATTATTTTCAATGTCATAATAATACCATGGAATAGCATATGCGCCATAAGCTAATTGGGCAATTTGAATACTAGTAATGTATATTTTATATTTTCGTATTTTTCTCCCAAATACTGGAAATATAGAACAAAAATAATATAAATACATTATTGAATGTACTCCTGAGTTCAATAAACTTGCAAAATATATTGCATCAAGCTTATATACGTAACCTAAATGCCAAATAAAAGTAGCACCCATATGATGGAATTTCTGCAAGAATATAGGCTCTCTTTTTTTAGCATATAAAATAAATGTATCTATAAATTCATAATACTTTGAAATATAAAACCAAAATAATAATGAATCTACTCCTTTCATTTGAAAATAATATTGTTGTTGTGCAATAATACTATTTTGCAAAAATACGCTTGCCAAACAAATAAAAGTATATAAACTAAACAATTGTAATACAAAATTGTGGACTAACGAAATACCCGTAACAATATTTGGGTGTATTATTTGTAATTCTTTTTTTGATACACTTATATAAAATAAATTCATAATGATTGGATACAATAAATGGAGCATTATAAATTAATATCTATTATGGTTTAATTAAAATTGGAATATTATTTTTATATCATTTATAATTATCATTTTGCGAAAGTCAAAACCTATTTCTTTAAGTTATTTGGGGAATTTATTATATTAACTTTATTTTTTTTCCAAAAGTATTTTGGGATTTTGAAAAATGGACAAAAAAAATGTCCAAAATTGAAAAGAGCCGAAGGAGTTTGGGAAAATATAGTTTTTGTGACTGAAATGAAAAATTAGCATGCGACTACCAAAAAAATGATTCATTATTTGTTACGATAAAATTTTTTATACAACCGTGAAATTTTTTTTCTCTTTATTAAATATGGAAACTTTGGAAACTTTAGGAAACCAAAAGTTGCAAAAAAGTTGCATTAATTATTATTGTGTTTGTTGTGATTATAAAACGTCACGTAAAAGTAGTTATGATAAACACGTATTGTCATTGAAACATATAAAAAACAAAAATGGACCCAAAATGGAACTAGAAGGTTGCAAAAAGTTGCAAAAAGGTTGCAATAATAATTATATATGTAAAAATTGTAATAAAGAATACCTTAATAAAAGTGGTTTATGGAAACATAAATTAAAGTGTAAATTTAATATTACCAAACAACCTTTTGAAAATAATAATAAAGATGATATTATACAATTGTTACTTAAACAAAATAATGATTTAATGAAAGAACAGTCTGATATCAAACAGATTATTCTTGAAATTGTAAAAAATGGAACAAATAATAATAATAATAATACTATCAATTCTCATAATAAAGCGTTTAACCTTAATTTATTTTTAAACGAAACATGCAAAGATGCAATGAACATTAGTGACTTTATAGAATCTGTGAAATTACAAGTGTCCGATTTGGAAAATGTGGGCAAAGTTGGTTATATTGAAGGAATTTCCAATATAATCATCAAAAATTTACAGGCATTAGAAATTGAAAAACGCCCAGTTCATTGTACTGATCAAAAGAGAGAAGTTATGTATGTCAAAGAAGATAATATTTGGGAAAAGGAAGACGAAGCCAATAAAAAATTAAGAAAAGCAATAAGAACGATTGCTCACAAAAATATTTGCATGTTTAAAGATTTTAGAGAGAAATATCCGGATTGCGAGAACTATGATTCTAAAAAAAACAGTCAATACAATACAATTATTTATGAATCCATGGGAGGAAAAGGAGATAATGATTATGAAAA